TGCTTACTGACGGCTCTCTGTGGGAGATCTTCTACCTCGGTTTCATCTAAAAATCCACCGAGTCCACAAATTGATAGCGTCAATCTTCTTTTTGCTTTTGTTACTGCTTTGAGCATGGCATTACCGAGAGCTTCTCCTCGAAGTCCTTGCACATTTGCGAAACCCATGTCCGCATCTTGTCGTCCAGATCGATCCGATCCTTCCACAATAACTGTCAACAAACCATTATCTATTTTTTGTTCTTTGATTGTAATACTAATCTTATGAAGTGATCGTAATTGATCGGTACAATTTTTAGTTGCATACAAAGTTTGTTTATTATTAAGAACAATGTAATCGAAGGGTTTGGTTAATGGATTGATACCTATACTTTCACAGACATTTTTATAATAGATTAATTTATCTTGATCCGATAAGGTTCTAAGATCTCCTTTTAATATTACTTGTTGTAATTGATTTGCTAATTCATTCATTACTTATCTCCTTTACTGTAAGTTTTTCATATTGACTTGCGGGTTTTGCTGGAACAATTCTTTCAACTGTGGCTTTACGAGTTATTAATTCACAGGCTATTTGTTTCTCTCTGATCTTTACATAACTAGCATTCTCTTGTTTGAGAATAGATTTGATAGCGTTGGCGAGTTGATCTTTTGTAGTTGTCCAGCGTTCTATTTCATCCTTGGCAAGATCATAGTCGTTGGTAAGTTTGGTTAAACCTTTGTCATCATTCGACCAATCAGAATAAACTTTCTCTGTTGATTTAACTATAACAGGATAAGGCTTATTTTTTTCTACTTTTCGCCAAAAGTCTTTGACCCGTTCAACAATTTTTTTCTGTATTTGTTTGTCAGATTCAAACACAAACATCTGCATTTTCAAACGAGGACCAAGGTGTCCGATTACACCCCACTTAAATCCTGTTACTAACATCTGTGCTTGCAGTTGTAGAATGTGATCGTAGGTTACATGGTCGTTATAACCTTGAGTTTTGATTTCGCATACACCCTTACCAGATAATGTAAACGTCTTACCCGTTTGCGGATCATCATACTGTATTGATCCACCATGTATTTCTAAAACACCATCAAGCGATGCTGCCATTTTATATTTTTCTAAACGAAAAGCATCTGTTGGTTTTTGAAACGATACCCATTTATTCATTTTTATTTCTCCTCTATACATAATAATTCTAATTGATCGGATACCCAATGAGCGACTCCATCTTCTAGATAGTTACCTCGATCCTTTGCATTTTGATTTCGTTTGCTTTTAAGTAGAACTACATCTGGATCTTTTCTTATATCAATAAAGTATTTGCGAAGTTCTTCTCTTGTGTTTCCGTGATCATCTTGACCCTTGACTATACATGGAACTTTAGATGCACCGACTTCAAATCCGTCTTTACTAAATTTATTTTTAGGAGTTGCCATGAGCTACCTCCATATAGATTGCTGCACATTGATCATCAATAGCACAAGTAAACACAAATAAAAAATAAAAAAAAACAAGCATCAAGACCGCTGAAATAGTTATCTGCAATAAATCTTTCATGCCTGTATCGGTAATAAAATTAAATAGTTGTTTCATATTATCTCCTAGTGAAGTGTTGATATTCTATCTAAAGCTCTCTTAACTGTGGAAGCACTCCAACTACAACCCCTCGCAGTTTTTATGTTACGAACATTTAGATAATTAGCCATGCCAAGTAAGGACTTGGAATGATTCTTTGCATCGTTAAGATGAATCTGAACTTTGGATAAATTATTTATAGCCTTTTGTTTCAGAGCTTCGGTTGCTTTTGCTCTTGCTTTATCCATAGAGTTATGCACACCGAGTTTCGTCATCTTACGATTTGTGGATTTAGTAATGTAATAACCTTTTTCAGCAATAGAAGTTTTCATCTCTAAACATTTTTCTTTTTGCTTGGCAGATAAATCTCTTCTGTATTGGTCATCCGTAATCGCATTGACAGCAAACATAATTCTATTTTTATCTTTAGTTATCTCTGGATTATTACACACTACTAAATTAAAATTTTTATTATCTCTAAACTTCATCATGTCATAGTCTAGACGACCTAACCTAGACAAGTCAGCAGTTAGAATCGTTGTGCCTTTTGGTGCAGTTTTGAGAACAGAACCTAGTTTCGGTCTGTCAAGAATAGGCACTCCACCTGAAGTACCTATCTCCTCTACAAACTCCACGTTGTCTGTAATGTTATTACGATTGATGTAATCATTGATGATAAACTTTTGCCTATCAATATCTGATTGGTCATTACTTAATCTTATGTATGCTACTATCATTATGTTTCCTCCGAAATATTTTTAATTTTTAGTTTAGGTTTTTTAAGCCATTCTTCCATACTTTTTAGATACAGTTTATCTTCATAAGTTTGTATTGCATTGTCGTAGTCGTCATAGATTTGTTCGTGTCTATACCATTCATTTAGTTGACAATCCGATGTTTTATATTTTTTGTTACAACGATCACAGTGAAACCATTGAGTCATGTGGGGCATAAATGTTTCGTGGTCATGTGGACACACCCACAAATATCCCACTACTTCTATTTGTATTTTTCTTTTTGTTGCCATTATTTATTTACTCCGTTATATTTGTTATTGATAACAATTTTCATTGCATCTGTAAGTGTCATAAATGCAGAGTGGTACATTGTCTGTTCAGATTCAACCCACTTGTTAACACAGTAAACACCATTGCCACAAATTTGAATTGTTACAGATTTATCTTTTATATACACATACTCACCATCTGTGAGTGTAGGTTCATCAGACTTTATTAATTTAAAAAGATTTCTCATTATGTTTCCTTTCTTTTGGCTTTATTGCCATTAGGTAAAAATACCTAGTATCAATCTAATATATTTTTGCTATCTTTACAAGAGGTAGATGTAACTTTTTTCATGTTTCCTGTTATGCCTACCTTTTATTGGTGGAAATATAGGGAGGATTGGTTCAGCCACGAGATCTGATTCTCCCTTTTGGTAAGGAGAAAAAGCAATGGAATATATATTTACAATAATCTTGGCACTTAACATAGCCAACCCAGACAATCTAAAGTTTATCAATGCGACAATCGAGAACAATAAAAAGTATGAATGTGAATTTAAATGGAAGGGCATATCGCCTGTCATTGATCGACCCGCTATCACATTATTTGGCTACACCGCCTTCAAACAGGAGTGTAAATGATGCGACAATTAAACATTCGTATTGATGAAAAGACGTACGAAAAACTCAAACACCAATCAAAGACACAGAGAATATCGATGAACAGACTTGTCGATCACTTTGTCAGCGAGGGAATAAAAACCTCCAATGTACTCAAGAAAGTTATAGGCCAATGATCGAACCATTCATCATAACCTTTTGGGTGGAATTGCATGGTCGCTTGTATCACAAACGATTGAGCAGATCGTTCAATGATTGTGAAGCAGTAGTAGAAAAATTGTACAAAGAGTTCGAGGACAAGGAAGAAAAATTAATCGCAGTTAAGTGCGATACCTTCATGGATTATCGCCATAAATACGATCTGTTTGGACGACCCAGAGGGGATATATGATGAAGCAAATTATAAATGATCAAGGAATAATTGTGGATGAGCATGGCGTACCCATTAAAGATCACAAGGGAAAAGAAATTTTAGTGCCTTTGGAATACAGATATCACTATCAGATCTATGAGAAAAAGAATGAGTAAGTATAAGAATATCGTTACCACAATCGATAACATTCGGTTTCATTCAAAGAAAGAAGCGAACCGCTACCGAGAGTTATGTTTGCTAAATAAGTCTAAAATTATCTCCGACCTGGAGCTGCAACCCAACTTTAAAATCACAATCAATAATAAATTTATCTGTAATTACAAGGCGGACTTTGCCTACAAACAAGACGGAGAAGTAGTCTACGAAGATGTAAAAGGATTCAGAACACAAGTCTATAAACTTAAAAAGAAACTCACCGAAGCTCAATACAACGTAACGATTAAAGAAATATGAAACATTATATTCAATGCACAGTGTGTAAACACAAGAAATATTATGAAACAAAAGACCAAATACTTAGTGAACTTCGCATGATCCCCTCTTCCAATCATAGAGTTATCTGCGATCAATGTCATAATGAAGGACGATCACATGGGTAAAGTCATTATGTTTCCAAAACAAATACCCTCCAGAACGGAATATAAGAGCCGTCAGGCAACAAAAGAGGTGCGACATATACATAACTACTCTGGAGAACTTCCTTGCGATACGGAAAGAAATCATGAATAGAAATAGTGAAACCTATCAATTATTAGCCACCGAAGCTGTGGAGTTTTTATATTGGTGTATGCATGATCAAAAGTTAAACATCAAACAAATACAAAAAAGATATCTAAAAAAAGAATTTGCTTGTCTTAGCTATGGTGGATTATTACAACAACTCATCAATGATCATGTCAAAAGCTACGAAGCAATAGCAACCAAAGAACTTAAAGAATCGGATTATGTCTAACCTCGCCATGAATAAACCAACAGATTACGAAGAAAAAAGAAGAAGAAAGATTCTCA